GTTGGGCTGTGGTTTATTAATAGCCATTAAAAATTCTCCAATCCAATTAGTATAGATTCTTCATCATTAAACATCCATTCTAAATTTTCTAATTTACCTGAATTCAGGAAAGAAGAAAACCTTTCTTTATCGATACCACGTTTATGGTCTAATCTAAAATCAATTGTTTCTTCACGTGCTTGCCAAAGAACATCCCAATCAATACCATACCAACTATCATTCTCTGCTTTAACAATCTCTTCAGCCTGACGATCTAGATAGTAACCAAGGTAACGTCCATGGTGTTCTCTGAATAGTTTCTTAAAAGAACACAAGCAGGTTTCCATGGTAAAGAAATCAATCTGTCCTGCTAAGTCAGGGAATCGTCTTTTACTTTCTTCCAGAATTTCTTTTGCATGTACTTCGAGGTTTGAATACTCCATATTACTGAGTCTTCGATCACAATCGGATTCTTGTCCAAGGGCATACAGAAGTCCATTACGATGACTACGGGAACCATCATAATCGTCCAGCATGAGAGAAGTAGGATTAACAGAGATGCCAGCAGTATGTTTAAGATGCTGTAAGTAAAACCAAGTGGAATAACGACCAAATTTATGCAGGCTCGACTTAACCCCATCCCACAGTCTATCAAAAGTGTCTTCCTCTGATGATGCATAAAAACTTTCCATCCTATCACGTTGTGTTCCACTTCCTATAAATTTTTGGTAAGACTCGAACATGGCAGGAAGATGTCCTTTGTTCCACTTTGTATCAGTTTGATATCGTAGTCTCTTATAGTTAGCTGTATTCCATTGAGTGATTCTATCAACTGTTGCTAATTCATAATCAGGAAACTCATTCATTAGTACCCATGCAGTTTGCAACTGGTATGTATTACCATAAAGCCATGCAAACCAAAGACGCTGTTCATCATTGTGTTCATATCTTTTATTAAGATAGTTCGTTGCCCATACTGCTGGATCACAATCATCATACTTCAATGACCATGCGTACCAGCGTATGAATGCTTCTTTACGATTTTCTTGTAAACGATAATCCATTATAAAAATTCTTGTAGTGTTGGTTGATTCATAAGAGCATCTCGTAGCCATGCTGTACCAACTGCATCAATTGCTGTTTGAGTTTTTTCTTTCTTCTTGTCACCCCATTTATATAATTCTAATCCTTCTAACCTAAACTGATCTTGTGCTTTGCTTGGTGGCAGAGCAGAGGATGGATTGATAATAGCATTATTTCTGTAGCTAATTTGCTCTTGCCTAGTTGAGAATAATGGTTGGTCAGAACGTAACGAGCCAGTCGGGTCAACTGCCCAGAAGATGAGTCCATTGCGATAATGCCATGTGACTGAAGAAGGTGTGCAAGAGATTTTAAGTCGTTTAGACTTTCGTTCTTCGACTGCGTATTTAATCCATGCGTCCCAACACTTTGATGCGTATCCATTTCCTTCTTTTCCTTCGAGTGTTACGATCTCATACAGGTTGGCATAACCATCACGATTGAATGTAGCAAAGATTAAACAAACAACATCACCATTAACTTCATAAGCCATTGGTAATGCTTTGTCATAATTGTGAAACCGATACCATAATGAATGTGCAGCCGATAAGAATTTTGTATTCTTACCAGCTGGACTATTTGAAATAATGTTTTCTACTTTTGCTAAATCAACTAATATCATTTTTGGTAATCTAATGCATCTTTAATATCAACTCGCTCAATCGTCAATGCAAGGTCACCATCAAATGTATTGTAATGATTCATAAGAACATTAACTGGAAACCCTGCAACCTCAGCACGTTTTGGAACATCTGCCGTAGAGGTAATTATACTCCCACATTCAATACTTGTCAAGTATAATGGACGTTTACCATTACGATAGAATCGCAACTTACGATCTACATAAAGTTCACACACTGCCATAGATGCATCTGGGAACTCTCTGAGTGGGTCATCTGAATGTAATACTAACTCAGAGTCATTCTTAGTTTCAAATGTGTAAGGATAAATGTTACCCCAGTTCTCAGGAAGTTCTTGTGTAATAACTCCATTATGAACAATGGACTTCAATTCATTTGCTAGCGGTTGATTATAAGATAAATCGCTAGTGCTATATCTACAGTGACCAATAAGGTAAAGAGTACCATCGTCATTAACCATCTCCTTCATATTATCAATATGCATATGAGTATCAATAAATCTATCAGATGGCATTGCTTCTTTGATAGTTACAACTGACTTACTCCAATGCGGTAAAAAAGATATACCTGTCGCATGCATTCCTCGAATCTTAGACTCAAGGAATACTCTACGAATCATTTCAAAATCCTCATGACGAGGATTCTTTAACACAGCACCAATTATGGAACACATTATTAGAAAAACTCCTCAAGAGCACCTTTGGTTGTAGGATGATATTTAGCAAGCATATCTTCACCACCCTGTTTAGCACTCAAGAAGTCATACCACTCTTTCTCATCCCACATACCTGCAGTAACACCATTCCAAAGATGGCGATCTTTATGTTCTGGGTGTTCTTTATTTAACCTGCGTCCCTCTACATATTCATAGCGTGCATCTTCATATGCTTTGCTACCCAACTCGAGCATCTTTTCTCTGAAGTAAACAACAAGACTAATACGCTCTGAACCTTCTGGACAAACAATCGGAGTATTACCATGCATAACTTCGTGATTGTTGATAAGAAGCAAATCACCTGGACGTGGATTAACTGCAACACGATACTCAGGAGCAATCAGATATCCACCAGTATACTTACCATCATTAGACAATGTCAATAGATTCGACAAACCTTCATTCAAGTCACCTGCATCGTAGTGAGCAGCAGTTCTAAATGTATTGTTAACAGTGATAGTTGTGAATGGAGTTTCAGGAACTAAGAATGCTGAATCAAGTTTGTTTGCTGCAGACATCTGCGCTGCAAAACGCTCTGGAAGATATTCCTTAAATCCTTTAGATAGTTGCTGAAGGAATGGATATGACATCTTAAACTTTTCAAAGTTATTTGCAGTATAAGAAGTAGCACGACCATAAGGGATACGTGGGTAACGATCGAACCAACCAGCAATGCCAGAAAGAACTCCATTAGCATAAGTTGTTGGACAAACATATTTCTTTTGAATGCGCAGGGATTCGTAATGTTGTTCTGTATCTGATAGTTTGCTTGTCGCTTCAACCCACTTCTCGAAATCAAAACCATCTTTCTTAACTGCTTGGATACCCCAAACATTATTTCGTGTGGATGGTTTCTGAACAGCGTTTTTATATTTCTGACGAATCTGTTCAACTGGATCTTCACCAAGCATAGCCTTTGCTTCTTCAAAGTATTCTAAGATGGCATATTCATACTCAGTAACCCACTCACGATTACCCAATTTGTCGCCACGTGGTCCAGCTGCTTTACCTCTGTTCTGAGTTTCAGTTGCTGCATCTTTCAGACCAAGATATGCTTGATCTTGTTGCTCTTGTGTGAAGTAGTTCTTACGAAACTTTAGAACAATACGCTTCTCACTGTAAGGATCTCCACCATCAATTGATGATGGCATGTAAACATCAGTATCTTCTTCGATGAGATGATCATAATGAGATTCGTCTACGAATGTTCCTTCTAACTTTGAACAATCAAACTTTTCTTTTGCTACGATAACTTTTACCATATTCTCTCCTAAAACTTAAATCCGCTAAATTTTTCTTCAGTATTCATTCTCTTACCAAATGTACCTTTGTCAAAAACTGGACCATCATCTTCTTGACCAGAGTCAGACAATCCAATTTGTGCAGAGGCTTCGACATCATACAACCTCATTTTAGATCTATCAATCCCAACTACGAATCTTTTAAAGTAACTAGGATCATTATACCTGTTTTTTAATTGCTTGACAATTATTTGATTCAACTGTTCTAATTCTTCATTGCTAATCAATGCAACCATAAAGTCAGCAGTTGCTGGTAAGCCGAATGACTCTGAAGTATCTTCGAGTCCTGGATCAGAGTTTGTGAATCCAGATCGAGTAGTTTGTGTAGCCGATACAATCGGAACATTATACTCAACTGCAAGACCCCTTAACTCTTCTGCAATACTCTTAATATATGTATAAGAGTTAACACTTCCACCTTGCTTCATGCGTTGAGACGCACAAATGTTCAAATAGTCAATGAATATGATGTCTGGCGCATATTCTCTCTTCAACTTTAATTCTTCCAACAATGCTCTGAAGTGACCAGAGTGTGCGCCAGCAGTTGGATATTCTTTAATGATCAACTTACCTTTAGTCTTTTTAGCAATCTTATCAATACGATTCTCGTAAATATCTTTATCGATAACTTTCAACTCATCCATAGTAAGGTTCAGTAAGTTTGCATCGATACGTTCTGCGATTCTTTCTTCAGCCATCTCCATAGTAATGTAAAGAACATTCCTACCCTGAGTCAATACTCCTGCAGCCATGTGACACATGAACAGAGACTTACCAACACCAGTACCAGCCAATACAATGTTTAAAGTTTTCTTACTCAATCCACCTTTGGTGATTTTGTTAAAAATATCCAAATCGAAAGGAACTTTTTCTTCAACCCTGTGATAGAATTCATAACGACTTGTATGGTCATCGATGTAATCATGACCAACATGGTTATCGAAAGACACAGCAAGAGCATCACTAAGAATAGAGGGAAGAGCATCACTTGTATGGGTTTTATCCCGACCATCAATAATTTGGATTGATTTAAGAATTGCATTATATACAGCCCTGTCTTTACAAAATTTCTCGGTGTTTTCCATCAACCAGTCTTCATTGACTGGTTCATTGCTGATGTTTTTTATGTATTCATTAATGTCTGACAGTTCTTTATCGTTTAAGTCTTTCCTGTTACCTACTTCAATTGATAAAATCTCTTTAGTTGCTGGCTTGTTATATGTTGTGAAGAATTTAATTACTTCAGTTGCAAGGACAGCTTCGTTTCGTTCAGAGAAATAATCTTTTTTAATAAATGGGATAACTTTACGACAATACTTTTCATCATGTATCAGACTGCTCAGGATCTTCTGTTCTATTCTCATCAATTCCACCAGTGTATGTAATGCTATTTTCTTGGAGTTGCTTAGTGATCAAGTGTTGGAGAATGTGACCAATGTATATTTCAAATTCATCGTCATCATAACTAACACCTGAATCTTCTAGGATGTCATATTCAAATTTCATATGAACCTTCTCGGTTCCTTCTTCATCAAAAGAAACTTTTCCATAGGTATAGATTATACCTTTGTATGGTCCATCAGTCAAACGTAATGCGTCGAGACCAGTCTTCCTATTCTCGACTACTGTAACTGGCGGTTCTGCAAGATGTTTATTCATCGAACTCTAATGCTTCTAGTGCAGTATCTAATTCATCACGCATCATTACTTCGCCCTGACCGATTGAATATTTGTTCTTGATAAAATCATAGAACGACTTACTTGTAAGAATTGGCAACCAGAACTCTTTTGAGTCTGTATCTTTGATGCGATATTTCTTGTCATCGATCTCACCAGTTTCTTTGTTTACCTTTTGATACCAACCATTCGATGGCTTGATGACATGTCCTGACTCAAGCGCCACGTCAAGTAGACCAGACCACTTAGATAGACCACCATCAAAAGATACACTAACAGGGATTTTGGATTTTTCTTTGACATAACGACTTTTCTCCACGTTGATGATAAAGTTGTAACCTACAATCTCTGTGCCTTCTTTCTCTTGCTGACGACCAAGAATGTATACGTTATCTGCGGAATACATTGCACCAGTACCACCACCAACGATTGCTTTAGGGAACATACCAATTTCCATGTAGGTGTGATTAACAACAACCAGTGGAATGTCTTTTAAGTTCAGATGTGGTGTAACCATACGGAACAAACTCTTTAGTTGTTTTGCTCTAGTCATATCACCAACAGACTTACCTTCCATAGCATCTTCAACTTCTTTCTTAGAAGCAAGATTACCAATTGAGTCAATTACAATAATCAAATGCTCACCACGCTCAACTTCAGATAGTTGTTGCATGATGTCAAACTTCAATTGTTCTACATCGGTAAGGGGAGTGTGCACAACACGTGACGTGTCGATTCCGAAAGTATCAAAGTAAGACTGAGGAGTACCGAACTCAGAATCGTAAAAAAGTAAAGCAGCATCTGGATATTTGTCAAGATAAGATTTTGCCATCAGTAAACTGAAAGCAGTTTTAAAGTGTTTCGATGGACCAGCCCACATTGTAATACCTGGAGTGAGTCCACCATCAAGGCGACCTGATAAGGCTACGTTGATAATTGGAACAGAAGTAGGAATCATATCCTTCTTCTTAAAGAACTTTGATTCAGAAAGAATCGCAGAGTCTTTGATTGTGGAATTCTTTTTAATTTTGTCTAAGATGCTTGCCATATTATACCTTTAGAAATTCTAACAACTGTGTTTCAGACAATGATCCAACAACACGCTTTAATTCCTTTTCTTCTTTGTCTACTAGAACCATAGTTGGAACAGATCGAATATTAAAGTCTTGCGCCATCATAAGATTTTCATCAATGTTTACGTCTTCAACTGGAACTGTAACTTTATCACCAGCACCTTTGATCACCATTGTCAATCCTTTGCATGGACCACACCATTCAGCATAAAATTTAAGAACCTTCATTTATTTCTCCACAACAGCAACAATGTTTTCCTCATCGATAATGACTCGCTGTGCGTCACCAATTTTAACGACTTGGGCTTTATTCCATTCGATGTAAACTTTATCTCCAACTTCTACCATGGTTACATCTGGTCCAATTGCAAGGACTGTTCCCTGTTTGGAATCTCGTGCAGATGTAGTACCATCTAAGATGATTCCTGCTTCAGTGGTTTGATCTACTTTATTCTCTGCAACAAGAACTTTTTTCTTCAATGGCTTAACTATCATTTATTCTCCTAAAATTATATTATACTCTATGTATAATTACAAGACAACTATGGATTAGACTTAGAGTGTGGTACATCGAACACAAATGTAATTCGTGTACAGTCACCTGTGTTTTCAGTTCCATGCATAAGTTTATTATTGAACCAGAGCAAAGTTCCAGGTTCAACATCTACATATTCATCACCGCAAAAGTATCTATACGTACCTTGGATTGATAGATGGTATCGATCTCTTGTAAGATAATAAGTCCCATGATCAATATGTTTTTCTACACGTTCACCAACTGGCAATGCTAGGAATCCACAACGACTAAATTTCTTAAAATTTCTTCTCATGAATCCTACAACTTCTGTATGATTAGCAATCGCTCTGGTTGATATACATATCTCAGTGTTACCAACAAATTCGTCTTTGTTTGTAACACCTCCCATGACTAATTGCAGTGTACCAACTGGCGCAAATTTCCATCCAGATTGAGTTGAGTCACCGATATCCTCAATTCGTTTTTGATGATCCCAGTCAGTTGGATGTTGTTGAAGTTGCTTCAATATCTTTGAAACATTGATTCCAGTTTTAATTATTCTAATGTTGCTCATACTCTTGGTCCAAGAATCCATCCAACTATACTTCTTCTAAAGCCACTGGTGACAGGAGTGACTTCGTGTAACATTCTAGAATCAAAGAATGTAATTGATCCATATTTCTTGTTTGCTGTATATGTAGTATTACCATCATAGACTAGAACTTCACCACCTTCATACTCTTCTGGTTTAGACATCTGCATAGAAAATGATAACGATCTTGTTAATGCATTATCTGTATTTACAGCATCTGGATGGACTCCATAAAATCCTTCATACAAAGAATCATACTCTGCAAACTGTAATGTTTCTATACCATATAAAACTTTGTTAAAATTAGTAAGGTTTACATGGTGGATTGCTGTACATAACTTTTTGTAGAAAAACTCATATTCAAAGAAGTCCAAGAAACATACATTAGACTTTCTACGTTCGTGTGCTTTCTTGACCATCTTTTCGTAGTCTTCTACATTCTTTGGATCAGTATATCCAACAATAGCA